TGGTTTTAGCGATATGATATCGGCCCTTAATGGAGTTGAAGGTATAGGTTATTCTAAATTAGAAGCCTCAGATATTGTAAGAAATCCTATTATCTCTAAAATCTTATATAGACTTGATGACTATGAGCAGCAAAGCCGAAAATAGTAAATGCTTATTATTAAATGCTGACTATAGTCCATTACGAATAATATCTTGGCAAAGAGCAATAGTTTGGTCCATTAGATATGAGAATAATAGTAACTATGGTATAGAAATTATAGAATACTATGAAAATAAATATATTCAAGGATCAGGAAATAAGAAACATCGTGTTCCATCAGTAGCAAAAACACTTAAATATTTTAATCCATATAGTAGAAAAATTAGTTTTTCTAGGCATAATTTATTTATTCGAGATCAACATACTTGTCAGTATTGCGGACAACAGTTATGCTCTTCTCAATTAACATATGATCACATTATACCAAAATGCAGATTTATGGAAAATAAAAAATTATCAACTAATTGGAATAACATTGTTACTGCATGTAGACCATGTAATCATAAAAAGGGAAATAGAACTCCTAAAGAAGCTGGTATGCAATTGATAAAATCTCCTATACAACCTAGTTATTCTGTAGAGTACTTGCCTTGGTATCAGGAATTGACTACTATAGACAGTACCCATTACGGTCAGTGGAAACAATTCTTAGCTCAAAATTATTAATTTTATATGGACAACTTTATTTTTAAGCCGAATGATAATTTTGCTGATGAGATGTATTATTGCTTAATTGGAACAGAAGATTTTATTGATGGAAACGGAAGTCCGAGAGTAAATGATGGATCGTCTTCAAACATCGCCGCAAAATGCATACAAAATAAAAAAACTAAAGTTATTTCACAAAATAATAACACTAAATTTTCTTATTTTATTAGAAGCAGTCCAAACTCTGATTTATATAATCCTATAAATTTGTTATCCCCAATTAAAAATAAAAGACAATATAATTTTATAGATAACATTTGTAAAAACGAATGGTCATTTATAGAAGTTAATAAAAATACATTTGATAAATATATAAAATTTTTAACTACCAAAAATATATCATGGCTAAAAGAAGCTATTAGGGATCTTAAGTAGTATAATGCCAACATATTCATATATATGTAAAAAATGTAATTCAGAATTTGAATTATTCTTTTACATTAAACATTACCAAGAACATCCAAATTGTATTAAATGTGAGAGTAAAAATACTCAAAGACTGTATATAAAAGATGTCATCACACAAAATACCTGTATAAAAAAGATGGATTCTGAACTAAAAACTATTGGCGATTTAGCCAACAGAAACAGAGATAAAATGAGTGAAGATGAAAAAATAGCATTACATAATAAACACAATTCATACAAAGAAGAAATACCAGACAAACCACTGCCCAAAGGAATGAAACGACTTAAAAAACAACCAAAGACAAAATGGACATGACATGATAGAAGAATTAACAGAAGAACAAAAAAATAAAATAATAGAATCTATAGAACAAATTCATAAGCAACATTCTGGTAATAGTACAGAAAGTTTAGCTCAAATAATTTCAGAAGATACAACTAAGCTTATAGATTGTAGACATGAAATTGTTATTAATGTTATAGCTAGTATTTATGAACAAGACGACGAAGGAAAGACTACTGGAATTAAAGAAGTGGCAAAAAATAATTACCACATTCCAGTACCTCCAAATAAAGACTATAATCAATATACAAAAGGATTTTTTGATTTCCTAGAAGGATGTATGTCTCACTCAAGTATCAAAACAGACGAAATGACGCCAGATTCCGGAGAACAAAACAATGGATGATTTTATATTCTCTCCAAAAGAGAAAAATGATAAACTTATAACAGAATACTATTGTATGACGGGTTCAGAGGACTTCATTGATAATAATAATTATCCTCGTAAAAAAATAGATTCCAAAGATGTTGTTGCTAAAAGAATACAAAAAACAGATAATCCTACTCAGTATTTCATTAAAATATCTAATGCAAATAAATTATTCAATCCTTTGAAATCTGGACTAGATGATAAGTCTTATAGTATTGTCGATAATGTTTGCAGACCATCCGATAAGTTCAAAACAGTGAATGAAAAAGTGTTTAATATGTATTTACAGTTCTTATCTTCAAAAAATCTATCGTGGTTAAATCAAGCAGAAAGAGAGATTATATAATGTCAAGAATTACTAAAGTTCAAAAATACGCAATACATTGGCTAAATCATTCTGGAAAAAGTATAGAAGAAATATCCAAAGAATTGGACATCAAACCTTCACAAATAAGTACTATTATTCCCGCTAATTCTCAACCAGAACCAACAAATGTCACTCATCAATTAGCAAAAACAAAAGACTTAATGATCACCCATACTTCTGGAAAAAAAAGCAATTCTGTAGCCATAATGACAAAAGAAGCTTCTGAGATAGCTGATGAAGCAAAAAAGAAAGCACCGATAACAAAAGGTAGAGATAGTGAAAGAGGGATTTTTAGACCTAAAAAATAACATATGTATCCCTCAAGATATTCTAATGGTAAGGATGTTACAGCAGCTCAATATATAACTGAACTTATATGTGAACATAAAGCTGTATGTGATAAACTAGATCTTCATTATAAATTTTGGATCAACAAAGAATGGTCAAAATACTATAGAGATCAAATTGCTACAGCTAATAAGTTATTAAAAAAATATGATGCTAAATCTATTATTAGGGCTTTAAATGATGCCAAAGCTGCAAAAATCTATTCTTTGCGAGCACCTCATCTGATAGCTATAATAGAAAAACATGATACGATTGTCAAAAATGAATCTAACTCTCTCGAAATAGATATAAATAGATCAGAGAATAAGAGTTTTAGAAACAAAAACCAACAGAATAAAAATATATTTTCCAAATTAAAGGAATTAGATGATGGCAACAACGCTTAAAGAAGATGTGATGAAAACATTTGGCGATCAGATCATATTATCTGGTAATGCTTTAGTGGATAAAAAAGTACTAACTATTCCAGTAAGTCCATCATTAGACATTGCTTTAAATGGTGGAATACCAGAAGGTAGTTTCGTAGTCCTAACAGGACAACCAAAATGTGGTAAAACCACGTCATCACTAGATTTTGCAGCAACTGCTCAGAAATTAGAATATGCTCATGGTTCTTTTAAAGATGGTCGCCAAGTGTATTACCTAAATATCGAGGGTAGATTAAAAAAAAGAGATCTAGAAGGAATACCCGGATTGGATCTTGCTAGATTTCATGTGATAGGTAGTCAACAAGGGAAGATTTTACACGGAGAAGAATATTTGCAAATAGGAGAAAGAATCATTAATGAGATTCCTGGATGCGTACTAATCATAGACTCGTATTCTGCTTTATGTACAGAGGCAGAAATTACCAGTGATATGGACAAAATGCAAAGGGCCGACGGTGCAAAACTGCTAGCTAAATTTTGTCGTAAAGTTGCAAATGTTATTCCTGTTAATAAAAATATTGTAATAGGCATAACCCACTTAATGGGAAATCCTACCGGCTATGGTGCAGAATTTAAAGAGAAAAGCGGCCAAGCTATTGCTTATCAAACTGATATTAAGCTCAGGGCTAAAACATTTAAACCATGGGTAGTTGGAACTGATAATACTCAAATCGGGCAGGAGATCGAATGGCAGGTGGTCTGCTCGGCACTTGGACCTCCTGGCGCAGTAACTACTAGTTATATCCGCTATGGTCAAGGAATAGACAAGTGTACGGAATTGGTCAATTTGGCATCTGATCTAGGAATCATTAGTAAGGGTGGAGCTTGGTATACGATCACAACTCTTGATGATAAACCTAAATTTCAAGGAACAGAAAAGGTCAGAGCATTTTTATTAGAAAATCCCAAAGCATACGATACTATTGAAAAGTCTGTAAAAGAGGTTTTAGGTATTAAATGATAGTTAAAGATTTAGATAATAATAATGTAAATTGGCATTTAACAGGACATATTGCCAAGGGTAGGATACAAGGAAAATCATCATTCCATTTGGCTGCTAGAAAAATATTAATAGAACTATTCCCCACATTACAAATTTTAGAAGAAGTACCGATACCATTAAGAAAATCAGAAACATTATATTTAGATTTTTATCTACCTTTGGTTAAAAGGGCCATAGAAGTTCATGGTGAACAACATTACAAATTCATACCGTTTTATCATTCAAACAGAATCAATTTTTTAAAAGCACAAAAAAGAGATAATGAAAAAAAAGAGTGGTGCGAAAAAAATGGTATAAAACATATTACTTTACCATATTTTGAAAACAGTGAAAAATGGAAGGCAATGATATTATATGACAACTAGATCATCAAAAGAAGATATACAATATTGGGATACTATTCTTGATGAATATGAGTCCTCTCTTTCTTTACCCAAATACGCGGCGCAGTACGGAGTAGCTGAACAAGAGATTAATCAATACCTAAGCATGAGCAGAGACGAAATAGAAAAAATCTCTCCAGAAGATTGTGCTCAAATTTCTTTTAGATTAGCACAGTTTGCATTTCATATACAACGAACAATTAACAGAGAAATTGCTAGACACAATTGGTCAGAAGAAAGTATTAAAGAGACAATAGCAGATGAAATAAATAATTATAAAGGTTATGGTTTTATCGAAAAATCTTTACAAGCAATAAAGCATAATGAAAAAGCAAATAGTCTAAATCAAATTAAAAAATATTCTAAACAAAGAATAGACAGATTAAGTTATTTAGCCAACAGTATTAAAAATCTATCAGATATTATGATGGCAATTCAAAAAACTAAGGTGCAACATGGACCCAAATGATTTATTAAAAGACCCAGAACAACTTAAAGCCCTAATATCAATTTTACAAAGTCTTGTTGATCAGACTCCTCAAGAAACTAAACAAAAACAAGATGTGGCACCAGCAAAGGAGTCGCCTACTATAAAGACGAAGGGTCGCCAAAAGGCAGGGACTAATAATTCAATAAAAACCAAACAAACTAAAAAAATAACAACAGACAATATAAATAAATTTGATAAAATGTCTGAATTTAGAATGCATAAGGATGATTGTGCGGTTGATAAAAAACTATCAAAACACCCTCCTGTAGCACGAATGAGGGACTTTGAATTTATTGATGTAGTATGTCGAGTTTGTGGTAAAAAAGAAACTGTTCCACCTACTCTGCTTTTTGATATACCTTCTAGATATAAATGCAATAATTGCTCAACACACTCTGGATAAAATATGATTTTATGTGACCCGTCCGCAGAACGCGCTATATTAAGTGGAATTTTGAAATACGGAGAGGATGCCTATTTGGATATTGCGGATATTATCCAGGAATCTTCTTTTACAATTGACAGTAATCAAATAATATTTAAGTGTTTAAAAAACATTTGTGAAAAAGAACCAAAGCCGAACATTGATCTTGCGTCAGTGTACTCTTCGGCTCAAGAGCTTAATTTATCACATATATTGTCTAAAAAAGAAGAAACCCAACACCTAAAAGCTATTTTTGATTTTCCGGTACATTTAGAAAATATTAGAAAATTTGCATCCAAGATTAAAAAATTAGAGATAGCTAGACTCTTACACAAGGAAATGGAGGATGTGCAAGAAAAGCTATTGGATGTTACTGGTTCAGAGTCAATATCTGCCATATTGGGTATTGCTGAAGAAAAGATATTCAATTTTACAAACGCACTTTCTGCAGAGAGCGATTCTGCTCCTAAGTTTATAGCAGAGAGTATAGATAATTACATAGAGTTTCTACAAAGTAATAAAGTAGATCAAATAGGAATACCTACTGGATTTCCAGCATACGATCAGGCGATAGGTGGAGGTTTAAGAAAAGGAACAGTTAATGTTATAGCGGCACGACCAAAAGTAGGAAAAACGCTGCTCTCTGATAATATTGGATACTATATTGCGAGCAAGTTACAAATTCCTGTATTAAACATGGATACAGAAATGACCAAAGAAGATCATATCCATAGAATTTTGGCTATGTCATCAGAAATAGAAATATCAAAGATCGAGACAGGCAAGTTCACGGATACCCCAAGTTCTGCAACCAAAATAAAACAGGCAATAGACGAACTTAAAAATAGTAAGTTATATCATAAAAGCATAGCAGGAAAACCATTCGAGGAACAACTGTCTATTATGCGAAGATGGATATCTAAAGAAGTTGGACTTAATGATGACGGAACAGCAAAAGACTGTGTTATTATTTATGACTATTTAAAACTAATGGATAGTACAGGAATAAACCAAGATATGAAAGAATATCAGGTTCTTGGCTTTATGATGACAAGTTTACATAATTTTGCTATACAATATAAAGTCCCAATATTATCTTTTATACAATTAAATAGAGACGGTATCACAAAAGAAAGCACTGATACTGCGAGTGGATCAGATAGAATTATTTGGCTATGTAGTAATTTTACAATATTCAAAAGAAAAAGTGACGAAGAAATTGCTGAGGATGGGCAAGATGCGGGTAATAGGAAATTGGTTCCATTAATCAGTCGCCACGGCGGTGGATTAGATGACAATGATTATATTAATTGTCACATGAAGGGCTGGTGTGCTAAAATAACAGAGGGACAAACCAGATTAGAACTACTACATGGATCAAAAAAGCAAAAAGGCGGATTTATAATCAATGACAATAATGAAGATGAAGAAAAACAAGACATACCATTCGTATGATCAATATCAACTTAAGAATTTATCAGACTTAGTGTGTGATGATATCGAGAATTTATTAAATTCTTTAGGTATAGAATCATATAAAATATTTGATAAAATGGTCACTATGAGTTGCCCAATTCATGGTGGAGATAATGATTCTGCACTGAATCTATACTACAAGGGAGACTCATATAGAGGAAACTGGAAATGTAGAACTCACCAGTGTGAGAATATTTTTAAGTCATCAATTATTGGTTTTATAAGAGGATGCTTGTCTAAAGATGGCGGATGGAATAAAGAAGGTGATGACATGGTGTCTTTTAAAGACGCTATAGACTTTGCTATTAAATTTTCTAATCACGACCCGGTCAATGATAAACAAACGAGAAAAGTAAAAGAAAAAAATACGTTTGTTAATACTATAAAAAATATTTCTATAGACGTTAGTAATAAACCAAATGAAGTTGTTGTTCCAAGGAATTTGGTCATTAAGGCGCTAGACATACCATCACAATATTTCTTAGACAGAGGATTTTCTAAAGAAGTATTAATAAAGTACGACGTAGGAGACTGTATCAATTCATCAAAAGAAATGAATAATAGAGCAGTTGTGCCGGTATATGATCAAAATATGAGGGGGATGATAGGCTGCACTGGCAGAAGCATACACGATAAATGTACAAACTGTAATTCTTTTCACGATATTAATGAAAAGTGTCCTAATGATAATGAAAAATGGCTTAGTTCCAAATGGAGACATAGTAAAAATTTTAAGACCCAGGAACATCTATATAATTATTGGTTTGCTAAAAAACATATCTTAGCATCAAAAACTGTGGTTATAGTCGAAAGCCCTGGCAATGTTTGGAGATTAGAAGAAGCAGGGATACATAATAGTATAGCAATATTTGGTTCGTCACTCGGATACAAACAAAAGGCCTTATTAGATATATCTGGAGCTATGAATATAGTAACAATAATGGATAACGATAAGGCTGGTAAAGATGCAGCAAAACAAATCGAAGACAAATGTGGAAGAATATATAATATAAAACACATAGAGATTAATGCAAATGATATTGCAGAAATGAGCATTGATGATATAGTAACAACCATATCCCCACAGATAAAGGAATACGAATTATGTTAGTTTTAGGTATATCTGGCAAAAAACAGTCGGGTAAAACCACAGCAGGAAATTTTATTCTATCGCTATATCTTGCCAAACTAAATGCGAGTGAAAAACTTTATATAGATAATGATGGAAATATACTAATATCAGATTTGTGTGGTGATAAATCATATGAGGGTATTTTTTCTATACAATCTATATTATCAAGAGAAATAATTTCTAGTGATATTTTATTATTTTTAGAGAAATTACAGAATGAAATAAAAATCTATAATTTTGCAGATATATTAAAAACAGACATATGCATGAATATACTAGGCTTGACTTATGAACAGTGCTATGGATCAGATGAAAATAAAAATGAATTAACGTCTGTTAAGTGGCCGTCAGAAATAGCCAATGATAAATCTAGTAAATTTATGACAGCGAGAGAAGTTATGCAATATGTGGGCACGGATATCTTTAGAAAGATGGATACTAATGTTTGGGTAAAGTCAACCATTAATAAAATACTTAAAGAAAATCCTGAGTTAGCAATTATTACAGATTGTCGATTTCCAAATGAAGTAGAAGCAATAAAAAATATTGGTGGAAAAGTATTGAGATTAACTAGGAGTCCATTTTTATCTAATCATATTAGTGAGACAGTATTAGATAAAGAAAACTATGATTGGAATAATTTTGATCATGTTATTAATAACGAAAATAATAATCTATATGATCAATTCTCTGAGCTTAAAACCATTTTAGAAAAACTATTAAATCTATGATTATTACATACTTTCGAAGCAGTTCTTATAATACCCACAATATGTGTGAACAACAGTATTTTGGAGAATATGTGTTGGGATGGAGGGGTTTGTCTGGGCAGAAAGCAGATAAAGGAACTATCACTCATAAAATATTAGAAATATTAGCTGTTATTAAAAAAGCGCAGCAAGATCAGCAAGATACTATTAATGACGATTTGATCGGAGAAGTTAGTGTTCATAATTATGATTTAGATAATATAATAGATCAAGTGTACTCATACTACACTTCTAATGCACAACATCATAAGTGGTCACCGAAAGACCATAAAGATTGTAAAAATTGGGTCTATAAAGCTATAGAATTTAATAATGGAATGTTTGATCCAAGAAATCGAAACATACTATGTCCAGAGCAGCATTTTGATTTTGAAATTAAGAAATCTTGGGCTAAATATAGTTATGATACTAATGGAGAAAAATTAGAGGGTAATTTAGCTTTAAAGGGCACTATTGATCTGATAACACTAGTTAATGATTCTACCATAGAGATTATAGACTGGAAAACTGGTCGTAGATTAGACTGGGCAACAGGAGAAGAAAAAACTCAAGAAAAACTAGAAAAAGATCCTCAGTTAAAAATATATCATTACGCAATAAAACATCTATATCCTCATATTAAAAATATAATATTCTCAATATATTTTATTAATGATGGAGGTCCATTTTCTATATGTTTTCATGATTCTGATCTCAGTTCTACTGAAGATATGTTGAGACAAAAATTTGAAGCAGTTAGGAGCACCAAAAAACCGCGACTTAATAAAAGCTGGATGTGCAGTAAATTATGTCATTTTGGCAAAACAACATTTGAAGGAACTCATATACAGCCGATAGAAGAATATAGAGATGGACAAGTATGCAAAATTGGTCAAATAATGACAAAGTGTGAACAAATAAAGCATGATCTTGACCTTTATGGTATCGACACTACAATGGGTTTGTATAAAAACAAAAATCACTCATTTGGAAGTTACAAGGCCCCAGGATCGATATGAAACAAAAAACTTATTCTGTTTTACATGCACATTCTCACTATAGTCTATTGGACGGATTAAGCAAGCCTAGTCAAATAGCCGAAAGATGCTTTAATGCTGGAATTAAAACCTGTGCAATAACTGATCATGGAACTATTTCCGGATGTGTTCAGTTTTATCAGGCGATGAAGGCCAAAAAGATTAAACCAATATTAGGTTGTGAACTTTACATACCTAAAAATGACTCATTTGTTAAAGAAAAAGAAAACAATAATCTGAGTCACTTCCTGGTTCTTGCTAAAAATTTAGCAGGATGGAATACTCTTGTGAAAATCATATCTGAAACAAATAGAATAGACAACTTTTATCATAAGCCAAGAATCAGTTTTGATAGACTGGCCCCTATGTTGGATGGAAATATTATAGGCTTTTGTGGTCATTTAGGATCAAGTATATCAGACTTGGTTGAGGAAAATCCTGATAACTATACTGATAAGGCAATATCTTTTATAGATCATATGAAAGAAATATTTGGAAAAGATAATTTCTTTCTAGAAGCTCAACTCATGGATCAGGAACTGAATCCTAAACAAAAAGAAATGACAGATATAATGAGAGAATTATCTGTTAAGACTAAAACCAAAATAATAGCCACCCCAGATGCTCACTATTGTGAAAGAAAAGATGCTATTGATCAAAGAATTTTATTATGTAATAATCTTAAGACAACTTTGATAGATATAAATAAGAAACTCTTAGCCAACCAGGATGTGCCAATGAGTTGCTTTTTTAAATCGGACAATTATCATATTCCAGATCCAGAAGAAATGATGGAGTGGCATACTAAGGAAGAAATTGAAAATACTTTATATGTAGATTCAATATGCGAGGAGTATTCTATTCTTAACAAGCCATTACTTCCCGCTTTCGAATGCCCAAATAATTCTAATCCAGAAGAATATCTGAGACAATTATGTAGAGATGGTTGGAGAGAAAAGATAATGAATGATATTCCAGAATCTGAACATACAAAATATGCAGATAGAGTAAAATTAGAATTAGATATTTTACAAAAAGCTGGATTATCTAGTTACTTTCTTATAGTGCAAGATATTGTAAACTATGTCAAGAAGAGTGGATGGCTTCCCGGACCAGGAAGAGGAAGTGCTGCAGGGTGTTTGGTTTCCTATTTAATTGGTATTACTCAAATTGATCCGATCAAATATGATTTACTCTTTGAGAGATTTTATAATGAGGGCCGTAACACCGCAGATCATATCTCCATGCCAGATATTGATGTTGACGTTCCTATTACAAAAAGAGAACAAATTATAGAATATATTAAGAATAAATACGGTATAGATAAAGTTAGTCAAATGATCACTTTTAATACTATGAAAGGTCGTGGCGCCTTAAAAGAAGTATTGAGAGTATATGATAATATTTCTTTCGAAGAGACAAACCGTATAACCAAGTTTATACCAGATGAGGCCAAAATTGCAGACGAACTACAAGAAATGAAGGAAGATACTGGAGAAGCTTCAATTATTCGTTGGGCGTTAGAAAATAATGTTGACAAACTCAAAGAATGGTGCTATATATCTAGTGACGGTTCATTGGCCGGACCGTTGGCAAAAAGATTCGAACAGGCTATTAGACTAGAAGGAACAAAATCTAATCAATCTAAACACGCGGCCGGTGTAGTAATTAGCAGCAAGAGCCTTGGCAGTGTATGCCCTATGGTTTATGATAATAAAAACAAGCAGTCCATCGCGGGCATGGAAATGCAAGACTTAGAAAGTTTGGGTCTGATTAAATTTGATATTTTGGGAGTTGCTATGTTAGACAAAATCATGACAATATCAGAAATTTTATCAAAAGGAGAATAAAGATGGAGAAAAAGTTTGCAGATTTAGCTGTTGGTGAAAAATTTAGTGTTAACGGTACGGAATACATTAAGTCAGACGAAGTTAGGATTAGCTGTTGCAGATCAGTGAATTGTTATGCAACTGCTGATTCTTCTCAAAAAGGACATTTTCCTGGTGACACAGTAGTAGTGGTAAATGGCTAATACACAAAAAATTTGCGTTTTCGATTTGGAAACAGATGGTGCCAATCCAGATTTGTGCAGTCCTGTGCAAATAGCTGCGATTATGGTAGATCCATTCAAATTGGAAATAATTAAAAATTCGGAATTCAATATTAATGTTAAACCATTAGCAATAGAAAATAATCCTGAATACTCATATGAAGATTCAGACGTATTAGATTTTCATGCAAAGGTTAGAGGCTCTACAAAAGAAAGCGTTTTAGAGTCTTGGAAAACTTATCAAAAGCAAGAACATGGCTGGGGAATGTTTGTATCTTACCTAGATATGTATCATATTCGTAGTCATAGCAAAAAATCCTGCTTCTCAGCACCAATCGCAGCCGGATACAATATAAACAGATTTGATTTGCGTATTATAGAAAAATTAAGTACAAAGTACAATAATCTTAATAAAGAAGGAAGATCATCTTTATTTTATCCAAGAGATGTAATTGATATTATGAACTTAGTTTTTTATTGGTTTGAAGGCAATAACGAGCTTAAAAATTATACTCTTGATAACTTAAGAGATTATCTTGGTATAGATAAAACAGGATCACACGACGCTCTAAAAGATGTGAAAGATACTGCACAAATTTTAATTAGATTTTTAAAATTGCACAGGAATATTGCTAACAAAGTTAAGTTTAAATCATCATTCATTGGATAATAGTATTTATAATGGCAGAGATATTTGCATTTGATTGTGGTTGTCAATTCAATATTATTGAAAACAATTCTAATTTTCCAAAAATAGAGTTTTCTCCAAAAATCTCAAATATTAATTTGGAGTGTACAAAAACATGGGAATTAATATCATCAGGTAATACAAAGGGGTGTTTTCAGTTAGAATCTAGGCTTGGTCAAACCATGGCAAGAAAACTAAAGCCACAAAATATACAGCAATTATCTGGGCTAATTAGTATTCTTAGACCAGGATGCTTGGAAGCTATGAGAGATGGTAAAAGCGTTTCTAATCATTATATAGATAAAAAAAATGGATTAGAGTCTATCGATTACTTTCATCCGGCATTAGAACCCATTCTTAAAGATACATATTCAGAAATGATATATCAAGAACAGGCTATGTCTATAGCTAAAGAGTTGGCTGGCTTTAATCTTAAAGAAGCAGATGATCTTAGAAAGGCTATTGGCAAAAAACAAGCAGATAAAATGGCAAAGGTAAAAGAAAAGTTTATAGAGGGAGCTCATAAAAAGGGGCTTATAAACACAAGTGAAGCAGAACAAATATTTGAATGGGTGGAAAAAAGTCAAAGATATTTATTTAATGCTAGTCATTCTATTAGCTATGCTATGAATGCTTATCTATCTGCCTATGCTAAAGCCCACTTTCCAAAAATCTTTTTTGCTTCTTATCTCAGATTTGCAAAAGACAAAATAGACCCCCAACAAGAGATTAAAGAGTTGGTGCGTAATGCCGTGGAAATGGACATCAATGTTAGCATTCCTGATTTTAGGAATCTAAATTCTTTATTTATTCTTAAGGACAAAAAAATATATTTTGGATTAACAGACATAAAAGGAGTTGGACAGTCAGTATATAATAAAATAATTGAATTAAGTAAAAATGTAGACATAAATAACATGTCCTGGTTAAAAATGTTATGTCATATATTATTAAACATAAACTCTACAGCAACTAAGGCCCTAATAAGCTGTGGTGCCTTTGATTATTATAAAAAACATAGAACAGAATTATTATTTGAATATGATATATGCAGCAAATTAACCAAAAAAGAATTATCTGAATTTGTCAACTATATTGACTCAAATGATAAAGCCAATATGATTAATGCATTAAAGCATATACTAGAAAATACAAAACTAACTAAAAATAGAAGAGAAACTATTGAGAATTGTATATACTTATTGGGCAATCCTCCCTATTCATTAACAGACAAGATAGAATGGCTTGCAGATTCTGAGAATGGTCTATTAGGAGCAAACATAACATGCTCCAAACTAGATATATACGACGTCGGATCAACGAACTGCAATTGTAAAACTTTTAAAACATCATTATTAAAAGACAATATTATTATTGTTGGAGAAATTGCTAATATAAATATTACAAAAACTAAAACTGGTAAAAATCCAGGATTAGAGATGGCATTTCTAACAATAGAAGATCAATACGGCACTCTTGATACGGTCGTATTTTTCCCAGAAGCATTTAGTAAATATAAAACTCATTTATTTATCGATAATATCTTAGTATTTGTTGGAAATAAAAGCAAATCCAAAGATGGTTTGATCGTTGAAAAATGTTTTATTCCGTCATCTTGACATGTGCGTGTGGTCAGGATATAATAGTTAGATTGAGGTTTTTATAAACAAGGAGTTTGATTATGAATATAACTTTGCTAAAAGGTAATCTTGCTAGGGATCCGGAACTAAGAACAGTGAACACTGGAGGCAAGCAAACGTCTGTAGTTAATTTTACAGTTGCTGTCTCCAGAGATTATACAAAAGCCAATGGAGAAAAGGATAAGATTACATCTTTTATTAATTGCGAGGCTTGGGACAGTGGTGCTGAAATGATTTCGGAATCCTTTAAAAAGGGGGATTTAGTAATGGTCGAAGGATCATTAAGAAATGATTCGTGGGAGAAGGATGGAGTTAAGCACAGCAGTCTGAAGGTTAGAGTAAATAACTTTTCTAAGATTACTAGGCTAAGCAAAAATACTAAACAAGAAACTAGTGAGCCTGTTGCTTTCTAATTTATAACTATTTATACCATGAAGATGGGGGGTGGCAAAAACACCCCCCGTTTTTATACTATGCCAAAACTAAAAGTACTAATGTGTTCAGAAGCCAGTTTTATACACTCTGGTTTCGGTATATATACCAAAGAACTCTTATCAAGACTACATGCTACTCAAAAATATGAAATAGCAGAATTTGCATCTTACGGATTTGTTAATGATCCAAGAGACGTTAATATTCATTGGAAATATTATGCAAATGCTGTTAGAGATGACGATTACAGACATAAGGAATATGTATCCAGAGGAGACAATCAATTCGGCCGATGGAGATTTGAGAAAGTATTACTGGATTTCAAACCAGATGTTGTTATTGATATCAGAGACTATTGGATGACAGCATATCAAAGAACATCTCCTTTAAGAAAATTTTTCCATTGGATTTTAATGCCAACAGTGGACTCATGCCCCCAGCAAGAAGAATGGATTGATACATTTTTAAATGCCAATGCAATATTTACGTATTCAGATTGGGGCGCTGAGGTTCTAAATAAACAGTCATCTGGTAAAATCAATTATATAGATACTGCGTCTCCGGGCATTGACTGTGATGTTTTTAAGCCCAAAAACAGGAATAAAATCAGAGCAAACTTTGATATCCCGCAGGACAGCATCGTTGTTGGTTCTGTTATGAGAAACCAAAAAAGAAAACTAATACCAGAGTTATTAACTACATTCAAAAAGGTATTAGATAATCTAAAAGAAAATAATCAAGAAAATCTATCTAAAAAATTATTTCTTTATCTGCACACAAGTTATCCTGATATGGGTTGGGACATTCCAGAACTACTAAGACAATCTGGATTATCTAATAAGGTACTATTCACGTATTTATGCAAAAACTGTAGAGACGTCACATGTTCTAAGTTTCAGGGTCCAAATAAAATATGTACCAAATGTCATAGTAAGACATGTAATTTACCATCTGTTACTGACGGGGTAACCTCAGAAACTCTAAGTAATATATACAATATATTTGATTTATATGTACAATATTCTATATGCGAGGGATTCGGGATGCCACAGGTTGAGGCTGGTGCTTGCGGCGTTCCTATTGCAACCGTTAATTATAGTGCAATGTGTGATATTGTAAATAAATTAAATGCATATCCTATTAAGATAAAATCAGAATTTAAAGAATTAGAGACAAAAGCCATTAGAGTATATCCAGATAATGATGATTTAGCTAAATATATATTGGATTTTATTAAACAACCAGATTCCATTCTTAATAAGAAAAGATTTGAAATACATGAATTAACGCATAAGCATTATGATTGGACAAATATTGCAAAAAAGTGGGAGAACTATTTAGATAAACTAGATAATTCTGGCTATAGAGCAAATTGGAATAATTCAAATTTTCTAGAACCAATACAAAAAATGCCGGACAGTAACATAACAAATAATTTTGATAATATATTGATGTTACTGAATAATAATCTAAAAGATATTTCTCTAATTGGTAGTCAAAAAATATTAGAACTATTGAATAATGCAGACTACGGCTTTATTCAAAATGGACCAACTAATCTAGGGCCATTTAGTTTTAAAGAAGTATATGAATATCTAAAAAATATTGTAGATAATAATAATCAAGCAAAATCAGCACAGGATAGTAATGTGTCATTTGACGAAGACTTTATTGCTTATTCTAACATGAAAAGAAACTCATAATGAATATTCTTTATATAGGTCCATATAGACAAAGGTCAATGGTTGGCCTTACATCTCTGTTTATATTGATGAATCTTTTGCAAAATAAACAACACAAGATATCATCCAGACCGTTATATCAGGAAACAGAACCGGTCAATCAAAACATAATACAAGATATTGTAAGAGCAGAGCATGAAAGATACGATAGCTATGATATTGTTATTCAGCACACAACTCCTGATATGGCTATCAAAATAAATGCCGTTAAAAAGAATATAATTATTCTAATAAATAATGAAGAAATTTTATCAGAAGATGTGGTAGAAAAATTGGCTGGATTCGATACTATATTAGTAGACAATAAAACCACATACAATTTGTATAAAGAATACTATCCAAGAATAGCGAGTAAACTAACAACATATGATTATGATTTACTTATACCTCCTATGCAACTTACTCAATTTGATGTAAATCCATTTGGAATAACTAAGAAACTATATTTTATTGGAGACTATAAAGACAATATAAATAATATATATAATATTTGTCATGCTTTTATCAAACATTCTGTTAACTGTGTTGATGAGTATAGTCTAATATTGTATCTATTTAATATAGATCCCAGCATTAAACAAAACATTACTAGTAATATTAATCAAATATATTCGTCTTATGGAATTAAATATGCTATAAATAGAATTATGATAGCTCCTATAGACTGTACTTTAGAAAATATAATAACAGCCCACAATACAGCATCCATATTTATCAATATAAACGAAAGTAATTCTAATTCTTTAAATTGTAAAATTTGTAATTCCTTAAATAAGAACGTATTAAGTTTTAATGATACTGATTATATTTTTGAATTTACTAGAAATAATAGAGTATCCGGTAAAAGATGTTTAGGAATTTCGTGTGGCTCTATAGACAATAAAATAAATAAGGCATTGAATAACAATTATACAGACCAACCGCAACCATTTAAAAAACAACATATTAGCACCCTCATATGAATAATCCCATATTAAACATAGCCTACGGTGTCTTAGATTCTCAAATAAATGTTCTATATGAACCAGGATCAAGGATATTCGATATTGCTATTAATAATACAGATAATATAAATTTTTGTCTTACTAATGATATATGTCAAAATTATTATTATGATATGTATTTTTCTAATAACATTCTAACAGTATCTGATAAAAAAACAATTAATGATAAAAGACATATTAAAACTGTGGTAGCAATTCATGACCCTCCTCCGCCATCTTTTAAAAAAGAAGATATAATAATCTTTCATAATAAATGTAAAGATATATATAAAATTATTTTAGGTCAAGATATAGCAAATTTTTGGGGATTTAAAAAATCAGAAAAAACTTTCATAATAGACTATGGAATACCAAAAATATCAGAATTAGAAGACAATAAAACAAAAAATTTATTAATATTTAATTTAGAAAATAACCCACAAGTAGATTTATTTTATAAAAACATTAACGCATCAACTGCTAATGGAATTGATATTATTAAAAAAATAGATCCAAATACTTCCATAGATTATTTAGTATCATTAATTTCTAAATATAAAGTTTGCATGGATAATGGAAATAAAGAAAATATACTATATTCGCTATCAGCAGGAGTGCCCTGTATAACAACTAAAAACTTCCATTTATCAAACAACCTTATTATTAAAGTGGAAAGCTTCCAAGAAGCCGCTGACATGATAAATAAACTTATTAATACCAGCTTAGCCAAAGAAGAATCACAAGCCTGCTCACAAAAGATTATTAATGAGTATGACTACAATACATTTAAAACACGAATTGTACAAACACTATCTGCAATAAAAAGAAATGAGATATTTTATTATGAATAGAAATTATCATATATTATATAAAAACTACATAACAAATAGTAATAATAGAATAAATTTAGATATTAGTGAAATAGATACTATAGTTAATCATTCTGCTGATTCTATCTTTTGCTCTTGTCTTAATTATATTGATAAGTCCAAATTTTCAGATATGATCGCCCTACTGCTAGAAAAAATTAAACCATCTGGCAAATTGAATATTGAGTGCATTAATATTAAAAAATATATGAACAATTTTTTACAAAAAAAAATATCTGGCGATGATTTAATGTCTAAAATTAAAAATATTGAATCAATAATATCGGAAGAAGATTTTTATGTAGCACTTAATACTAAAGATTTTAGAATTATTCAAATTGAATCGTCTAACTCTTCTTTGTCTGTTTCTATAGAAAGAACAGGAATATAATAAGTATGATTCATGGTTTGATATTAGTACCAGAAATAACAAAAGGAATGAAATCATTAGGATCAAAAGCCTTATTGCAAATTAAAAAAAAAATTTCTGTACTAGAATATCAGATAGACTCAATACTAGATATAGATAAAAATATTAAAATCACTATCTGTTCTGGATTTGAACATGAAAAAATATCATTCCTATTAAACAATAAATACTCAAATAATATAAATTATGTATACAATCCAGACTATAAAAATAGTAACCAGGGCCATTCGATAAAATTATTTTTTGATACTATATACAAAAAGTCTGATAATGTATTAATATTAAATAATGGAATTATATTAAAGAAAAAATGTTTGAATAAATCAATGCTTGGCAATGAATCTAAAATATTTATCTTAAATAAGAAAAAAGAAGAATTTAAATTAGGTTGTTCATCATCCAAAAATTTAGACTATATTTTTTATGATTTACCAGAAAGTTGGTCGGAATGTATTTATTTAAACCAAATAAGTATCGAAGTTTTACAGAAAATTATTGAGCACTCGTCAATTAATCAAATGTATCTTTTTGAAATTATAAACCAGGTAATAAGTCATAAAAATATTACTATAGAAAAAGAATATATTGATAAAAAAATGATTATGAAAGTAAACACACCAAAAGACATACTTAAGGCTAGATATTATATATGACAAAAAAATTATTAGTTCAAAATTTTAATACAAAATTTATTAAAAATACAATCTATTCAATTATAGATGATGTTACCATAATAAATACCGATATAGATAATAATTTATATAAATTATATTATCGTTATAATTTTACTCATACTATATTTGCTGCATCTCTGCTTTCTACAGAGATTACTCAATTTATTTCTGATTTCTCAGAATCTGTAAAAGTCTTTTTGTATCATGATACATTTATTGATGATGCTGCTAGTATTTTATCTAATACTAATATTACACACATAGTAAATGATAACTATACTAGTGATAAATATAATATTATTAATATTAATCCATATATAATTAATACAAATTTATTTAATAAAGATGGACAAAGTGAAGCTCGTAATAATTCTATTGTAGGTTTTTTAGATCACTATAATTTTATACCAAATCATTTAAATAATTATTTATACCCAAAAACAAAATTACCAATTAAGATATTTAATGCTGTTAATTCTGAACATCATCAAAATTTAGGATTGGTTAATGACTTTGAAAAATCACAATTATTAAAATCTAATAAGTATTACTTGTCATTAGACTATGAAAAAGACTATTCTATAGAAGCACAGGCTTGTGGGGCAATAATTGTAAACCCAGATCAACTGTCTATTATAAATAATGTATCCTACACTGATCATCCTGAAATAATGGATCACAAACAATTTATTATAGAAAGAATTCTAGTATGACAGATATTGGCTTTGTTCTATTAAAGATGAATAATGATAAAATTTATGATGATATTTTACAGACAATAAAAGAGTTTGAAAATAATTATCCAAATAATCAAATGGTTATTTTTAATAGCTATTCTGAAAAAATAAACACATACAATTTACCAATATTACATTTAAATCAATCTCAGTTTTTAAAAGGAACTTTGATAATATTTGATCTGCCTAGTATTATAGTTACTAATAAATTTCCCAATATTAATAAAAGAATACTATTTGCTAATAATATTCCATGGCAAAATAATACACAAACCACATATTCAGAATGGCTATCGTTATACGATCAAGACAACTTAGACATTATAACTTCTTCAAAAGAATTATATGACATATATAATATATGCTGGAAAGAACCCCTAGGTATTTGCGAAGGATTCAAATATGAAAACGTCAAAAAATTCATACAATAAATTATCAGATGTGGAAAAAAAAGATCTGATAGAAAAATGGTATATTGTTAATAAACTTAGTTTTGCCGATATAGCTACTAAATTTGATACATATGCTAATAAAATACGAAGAGATGCTAAAAAATTTAATCTAGAAATAAGAGATAAATCTAAAGCTCAAAAAAATGCTTTGACAACAGGAAAGCACAATCATCCAACAAAAGGACAAACAAGATCAGAATCTACAAAACAAAAGATAGGTTTTGGAGTAATGCAGTCGTGGGACGGCCTAACTGAAAAAGAATTAGAAGACAGAAAAGAGAAAGCAAAATTAAATTGGGAAAAATTAGATAATAATGTAAAAATTAATATGCAACAATCAGCAATAAAAGCTGTGAGAGAAACTAGCAAGACAGGATCCAAATTAGAAAAATTTATACATAAAAAGTTATTAAGCCTGGGGTATCAGGTTCAGTTTCATAAAGAGCAATCTTTGATAACTACCAAGTTGCAAATTGATATTTTTCTACCTACTATAAATACGGCCATCGAAGTTGATGGGCCTTCACATTTTGAGCCAGTATGGGGCGAAAAAAGTTTAGCAAGAAATATTGGATATGACCAAAAGAAAGAAGGATTAATAACTGGTAGAGGATGGCACTTAATAAGAATTAAACAATTAAAAGATTATTCTCCAACAAGAGCATCCGAGGTTATTACTAAATTGATTCCGATCTTAGAAAGATTATCAAAGGAAACTGTACCACAAAAAATTAATATAGAGGATTGATTATTATGGCTAAAAAGGAAAAGATAGAGAAAATGGAAGAAACTAATAACGTTGTGGAAACAAAAAAGATCCCAAATACGACCGATTTGGAATGGACCGATTATGTATTAAGCTTATTATCTGATGATGAAAAAATTAATGGCAATCCCACAACAGATGGATTAAGGAGAATATTTGAAATAGCATTAAATTGCAGAGTAGTAGCCTCAACCTCAAATGTTGTACAATCTCCTGATCCAAACAACGAAAAAAGAGCAACCGTGGTTCATACGCTATGTTATTATTTAAACGATTTGACTCCTGAGACCAGTCATTTAAATATGGTAACTGTGGATGGCGCAGCGGACGTTTATTGGGGTAATTGTGACAAGGTTTATAGGAACCATCCGGTGGCCGTGGCAGAAACAAGAGCAGAAGGACGATCTTTACGAAGAGCGCTTAAGCTAAGAAAAGTTGTGGCTGCTGAAGAATTGGCCAAAGATATTGAAGATAATCCAGATAATGCTAGTGTTTCTAAGATTAGTAATAATCAGATTAATTTTATTGACGTTATGGCACAAAGACTTAATATAAGTGTGGTTAAGCTATTTAAAAATAATCAATTGCCCGTAGATAATGTTTATTCTATGTCTCATGATGATGCTGTTAATATAATTAGATTATTATCTAAGTATCAACAGAATATATCAGAGATTTCGGATGACATTATGGGTTACTCTAGTGACTGGAAATAAATATGAAAGTTTTATACAAAGCGAGTGATAAGCTAACATTTGAACTAGAAGGCTCTGGACAAAAAGAAATTTTTAAAGAGCTAGCACTAATACAAGAAATTTTTGCAGAAGAAAAGTGTGGATTATGTGGTAGTCATAATTTACGATTCATTGTTAGGAACGTAGAAGGAAATGATTATTATGAAATTCGCTGTGCAGACTGTGGTGCTATCTTAGCATTTGGCCAACATAAAAAGGGCGGAACACTATTTCCAAAACGCAAAGATGACGAAGGAAATAATTTACCCAATAAAGGTTGGCACAAGTGGACAGCGAAAGCTTAGTCTTCTTTAGTCCATTTTAATTCAGGACATTCTTGATCCTTAAAAAATAGTTTATTCATATAGTTTAAATTTCGAGTAATAATACAGTCACATTTAGTACATGTGTTGTTATTAAAAAACTCGCAAGTATTACATACAGAATATCTTTTTTCTACTTGATCATTAGTGCATAAATTATCCACCCCAGATGGTTTATGAATCATACATGGAAATATGGGGGGATATCCGTCCTCTGTTATTATTCTTAATCCACAATTTAAGCACTGATATTCATTATTATGAAAGTTGATAAAATTACATAGGGCCATATGAGCTATCATATTCAAAAGGTATTAATTCCCATGGGAATCCAGTAACTATGGAATCTGTTTTATTCTCTATCCTGTCAACACTGCCAAAAAAAGATCTAAAAATCATTTCATTTTGTAATTTGAAAAAATCTGGCAATGGTGCATATTGTAGTTGATTATTTTGTATATTAAGAGCATACCACACATAAAAACTATTATTTATCGGTTCTGGCATATCACCAAAATCAGTAGGTATATCTGGTTTACCTACTCCTTGTCTATAGTTATTCGTTGTTCCGGGACGATATATTGTTGTTAATCTATCTACGCCACGCAATAGTCTTGGTATTTTTTTTACCATTACCGATATATTATTTTGATCGAATAGATTTACAGTTGCTGCTATTGTAGTTGGCTTTCCCGTTCTGTCGCCATCTTGTAGTAAGCCAATTCCTCCAGGACTACCGTTGCTACCATTGCAAGGCGGCATACCCGGCAAACTAACAGTATCAATAGTTTCAGGAGCAGGAGTATAGTTCTGTACTGGTATCTTATATGTTTCTTGGACTATGACGATTATTTCTTCATTGGGTAATGCATCTTGAAATGCATCCCGATAAAAGGTTTGGTCTCCATTAATATTAAAGGTTCTTTTTTTTACAATCTCTTTCCAAGAACTAATAGCCGATCCATATTCAGATTGTATTCTAGTCATTTCTTGATTAACAAATGCTTCATCAACAGTATACGTATAATCCTGACCCTGAATGCTTGGACCACTATTCTTAAAGGTCATGTTTTCTCCTTGCATATCTGATGGGGCCTTAGCATTACAAACATTATCATTAGCATTCCGTGACTGAGTCATACCATAGTTTGAAACTTTACAACTATAGGCAGTTTTTACTAATACTTTTGGGTTTGCTTCATAATCCGGGAAACATCCTTGATTAGGATCTAAATTAATCCAATAGTGATTTTCATTTAATTTTTTGTATTCTATGGATATAGGCCCAGTACCAGATATTACGGGTCCGTATTTTGGTAAAACATCAGTATTAATTTTTAATGGATGAGCATCTGGTAAACTTGATCTTAAAGTAGGGATGTTATTTATTAATACTGTTTGACTTCTTATAAGATCAGCAATATCGTACTCCTCCTGATATAGCTGTTCCATTTTATTAAAAGTATTTTTTTTATGACAATTTGTAAATGATGTAGTCGTTCTAGAATCACAAGATCCAGAATCGGCAGGCAACGAATTATAATGTTGAACAATATATTTTAAATTATCAGATGCTAAAATAGTAGATGTTCGATCAGGCTTCCCAACAATATTATCTAATGATGTTTGTATGCCAGTATTTGTAATCAGATTGAACCTGTCTTTTAATGTTGTTAATTCAGAGCTGGTAATGCTTCCAATTGGTATATGATTATAATAATCTCCTTCTACCTCTAGTATGCCACTTTGAACTCCAGTAGGCAAGGTTTGATTATAGTATGTACGAATAATAGATATATTTTTAGGCATATCGTTATATGCTGATGATAAATTAAGATTTTCAAATATTGCCTGTTCTTTTTCTCCTGATGCAATAATTACAACTTCTCGATTTAATTTTTCTGTTCTATAAAGCAATGGCTTAACGAATTCATCTTTGCTATACGAATATCCATAAGTTTTGCTTGCGAACCACGCTGGAGACGGGGTTAAATTAGTTATGCTTTCGTTTATAGTCCCAGTGCCTGATGGTTGAAATAATGTAATTTTAGCATGTTTAATTTTGTCGTTCTCATGGTTATTTAATATTTCCGAAATATTTTTTAATTTATTACTACAAATATTATTTGATAATACATTCTTTTCTAAAAATATTGAAGCATCACCATATGATCCTATGGAATTGCATGTAGATTGCAAATCAATAGTATCGTTTATCGTTTTACTAGTATTATTTAAGCCCCATATATTATATTTGTTTTTGACTTTGTCTTGAACTGTTGTTTCGTTTTTATAAGTTAAAAATATAGTATCATTATCATTAGGACACATGATATCATAGCCCGACTGTATAGGGCTAGACATTACAAATACTGAATTATAAGTATTATTTTGCAATATTAAAGCTTTTTTAGCTATTGTATTAGATAAGGTTGTTGTTCCAGACATCAGAATAATAGAATCATTATAACTAAAAATATCATATGGTATTCTTCCAGACATGGTTATCATTTTATTCCCGCTAATATCAACATTAATAATATCATTATGCCAAAACTGTTGAGTAGAACTACCAAAAGACAAAACTGCATTTTGACTCAAATATAAATTAGCTTTATTGAGATTTTCAAATTTATTACTGGTATTGTTGGCATTTGTAATTAGTGCAGCGGTTTGACCAGCTAAATATAATCCACTATTAACTATATCATATAAAATATCACCACTGTTAACAACTGTATTGTTGTAAGAGTTTGGGGGATTTAAAGCAGTACCATCAGAAACCCCTGATATATTTTTAATAAATTTGGGATCTATTAATTCTTTATATGATGTAATTTTTTTATATGTAAATTTTCCAAAGTTGTTATGTCTAGATAATCTAACAAATTTATATTGATTATTTTTTAATATTGGAGTATTATGATATTTAAAAATGCTCGCCTCGGCAGTATGCCATAAAGAAGTAGGTGTTTTAAAATTTAATAGAATTTTTTCAGAAGACCCGAACGGATATTTTTTATAGTCAGGCATCCATACGTCTTTACCTTCGTTTTCTAATTCTGTAGCATATGATGTTGCTCTTAAAAATGATATTATAGCTGAGTAAGCTGCATCATTATTTATTCCCGCAATACCAGCTAAAACTCCAACAGCACCCATACCTCCCATTGCTCCGGCAGCAGCAGTAGAAGTCATTATAGCAAGAATAGCCCAGCTTGGAAATTGTGGAGGCTTTTGCACAGTTATTGATCCAGTAGGATCATTGTCTGGACTAGAGCACATATTTTCATCCGATATGCAACAGTGGGGAGCATTATAATTTGCCAAAGGCAATAAGTGTTTATATGCACTTAAATCTGCAATAAAACTATGTCCATTATATATTAAACCTTTTTTATAATCTATTAATGATAAAACATCACTATTTCCATAGGATGTTAAACTAGGTTTAGTTTCTGGTACAAAGTCTCTTTCTTTTTCGGTATGTAATATCAGTTCCCAACTACATAAAGAGTTTGATATTAAGCTAGATTTTGATATATTTTTGACCGTTTCAAACTCAGATAAATATTGAGCATTAATTGTATTATCTCGTGGAACCATATCATCTTCTTCATCTAAAACCATTATATTTAGTTTAAATTTTGTTTCACCATCTAACGAGCCTGAAACACATGATGATGTGGGAGTGTTTCTAAATAAAGAATCTGAAACAAATTTATTAAAAGTATTATTACTAATATTTAAATTATTTAATTTTATTATTGAGGAATGATAACAGGCTTGTCTATCAGAAAACCCCGTTGCTGCTGTAGTTGGTAAAACTTCGTGATTATTTTGACAAATTGTTTGTTTTGATCTTATTGGATCTAGGAGATAAGAATATTCAGAACCAGATGCTGCGCTATAATAGTTTTGAGAATTAACTATTTCGTATGGAGAGTTATGTTTTGAGGCGTGGTCTGAGAATTTAATACTAAAATTATATCCATTATTATATAATGTTTCCTGATTTAATAAAACTAATTTAAAATTACTATTATCTAGTCCAGATACGCTATTAAAGTTTAATAAATTCTTGAGATAGTCATTTAATCCAGAATTTGATAAAATATTAATTTTACTCTGATTATATGTATAGTCTCCAAAAAATACATTCTGATTTATGGTTTGATTAATAAAATCCTTACTTCTTAATAGTAAAGGAGAATCTGTAGCTTCTGCTCTGGCGGCTTTTTCTTTTGAGTCATATTCTACATCCAACCATACTATAAGGTTTTTAGTATTAACATAATTTAAAAAATTTAATTTAACTTCAATATCTTTAATGCTTAAATTATTAATTTTTGGAATTCTCTTATTTTTTGATCCGACAACACTAGAAAATGGTCCTGTTACTGCAAATTTATAATATGAAGTATCTATTTCTTGCATATATTCAAACTCGTCATTAACTACTGGATTATTATTAGAATATAAAGATTCGTAATCTTTTGGTTCTCCCTTATTTAGTATTCTATAGCCATGACTACCATTAAAGATGCTTAAATCAATGTCCGCATAGTTTTTATGTAGTTGATTTGCAGCGTCCGTTCCTGCACAACACTCCCAACGAACTCCATCTGAAATTGATAACGATATTGTACTAGACAATATTTTAGGTATTGTCTGATTTGCAACTAAGTCTGATTGATTAGATTTTAATCTATCTATTTTTGGTCCTATGAAACTGAAAGAGTCACGACCACCAGGATTGAATTTTAGTACGGATGATTTATTCGCATGAGCAGAATATAACCTGCCGCTATGTGGTATCCATCCGCTGGCAGGATGAAATATTCCTTTAATAAAAGGCATTTTTAAACCAGAGCCATCTAACTGTATAGACTTTTGCATACAAATTATATTTGGCTGATTTAAAGGATGTCCGGTAACATGTGGTAATATAGTAGGATTATTACTAACTATAGGACTAGGAACATTGGGCAAAGCTGTATTTTCTGATGGTTTGGTTAGACCAGTAACATTTATTCCTAGAGAGTCTAAAAAAGATCTACTATATCCACCATAACTTTTAATTGGTGGAGCAAATTTAGTAGATATTTGAGGGAAACTATAAGTGCTAGAGTGGCCCTCCTTTACAGTATCAACGCTTTTATACCCATTCCATTCTGGTCGATATACATATTTTTCTAGCTCAAAACTACCCCCAGCGCCCTCCTGTCCAGAATACTTATTCTGTCTTAATGTAACATTGCGATTGACATCCGTTTCTCCACCATTTAGATACTGATTGCTTTTTTCTACAGTAATTTTAGGATAATACATACTCAAACACTGAGAGCATTTAGGATCATCTGTTCTTATTCTTTCAAGATATATGCTGTAAAGTTTACCTGTGGTATTATTTGGCTTATATTGAATACTAAGTACTGGACTATTTCGTAGTGTAAATGTATTACTAAAGTCAAAAACACATTCTGATCCCATATTGTTTATTTCCGATAGCATTGTTGTACCTAATCCCAAATTACCCAATGATCTTCTTGTCGCACAGTTTGTTTGTATTGGAAGAAAAACTCCAGCAATATTATTAATTGCAATTTGATTAAATTTAATAGTATTACATAGTATATTGTCTTTATCAATGACCAAAGGAGCTGGCCATTGATTAATTGCTATAGGACTTATCCAAGATTTAGATGTTGGATCCCAATATTTGCCATATTGCGCTTCATTATTCAAATTTTTCCCATCAACAACATAAAATGTTTTGTATTTAGTAAATGAACCAAATGGCGTAGATGCTGTACATTTGATAGTATATTTTCCGGTATATTCTGGATAAAACTGAGTTTTATGTCCAAATCCTGTCGCATTTCGATAGTCTGTGCCCTGAAAATTTGTTCCAAAATATCCCGTCCTGCCGCCAACCTGTTCCCAAACAAAAGACATAGACTGTTCTAGATATGAGTCGGGTAATCCAATAACATCACTTTGCGGAGTCCCAAGATCGTGACCAACAACTCGATCAAAACTGTTCAACATGATACCTACAAGTTCTATGCCATTATCATCATTATTTTCGTTACGTATTCCTTGTATTCCTTTAAATGTCCGAACCTGTAATGGTGGAGAGCCATCCTCCCCATCGTTATATAAATTAGATATATGAGTAGCGTATGGATCAGAATTCAATTTTATTTGAGCATTTAGATCAACCTGGGCATAATAAATATTATCCGGATTATTTAATGCCATTGTTACTTCTGGTTTATATTCAGTATCGTCCGCTCTATAGAATTTTTGAACATATCCTGAATATGCAATATATGGTTTAAAAACAGAAGATTGACCATAAGTATTAAAAGAGGGCCTTGCAGTATTGTATAAAGGTATTTGTATCAATAGTGATGCGTCATTAGTGTTAGTAATATTTATCAAATTCTGTCTTGTATCAAATACTGTAGAAATAACAGTGTTATCAAATGTTATAGTTTGATTATTGTATAATGTTAGACTATTAAAAGGATCCATTTGACCAGATAATGTTTTATCACAATAATACTCGATATTTTGGAATATGGATATTGCACGGTTATCCACTTTTAACTTATCGGTTTTTACTGTAAAGGTAGTATCAGTAGTAATATTAGCATAAGATCCATATTTTTGAAATAATTTATAAAATAGATCATTTTGATTTCTAATTACATTATTATGAATTGTATTTTTAGAAAATTTCGTGTCTAGATATAATGAATCATTAGGAACAGTAGAAATGGTTTTTTGTAATTGTGTGCTAATATTTATCAATAATGTGTTTAATAGGGCCTGTGATGCGGCCGCATTAGCAAATGCTACCGTGTTGACATACTGTGTTATAAGATTCCTTATAGGAGTAGTATCTAGGGCCTTAATAGAGAATTCAGTAATAAACGGACTAGTACTTAGAGCATGAGCCAACGAACGATATAGTCTAGATCTTCTTAAATTCTTTGGTTTAATATTTCTTTCTTCATCTAGTGTTATAATTCTATATATTAAATTATAGCTTTTGTATAATGAAGACGATATGTAAGATTTAGGGGGTATATTATTAGTTGATGAAAGAGTCACGTCCTCTGTATTATCATAATAAAAAAAACAATCTCCATCCGGAATCCAAAAGGTAGGATTTAAATTATTATCTTTGGTGGTGGTCTCTGTATCTTTTTCTTTATGAGCTAACTTAAAGGTTGCAGTTGATGATGCTTCCACTATGGAAGTATTTGCTTCAGCATTAAACGTCCAAACATCATTTTGAAAAATTTTACTAGGATTACTAATGTCATATAATTTATTATCGTTTAATTTAATATATATTTTATCAGTACCGGTTGATGGTGTTAATCTGGAACCATTAGGGAATTTATCAAGAGTTTGCGCTTTACCATCCATAATATTTGGATTATCTGAGAAATTATTATATCTATACCAACATAAAATTCCATAACATAAATAATATGGTATATTAGAGCTATTTATTATCCAATCTATACTCATATTAGCAGTATTAGAAAATGATTTAAAATTACCAGTAAAACTATAAAAATTTTCTATACCTAATCTGCAACTCTTTAAATTAGGATTAGAGTTGTGATAGCTTCCATATGATGATAATAACTTTGTATTAATATTAGTATCATTATTAATAAAGATTGGTTGCCAAACATCTAATAAGGTACTATTAGCAGCCAAAGAATTTAACGTACTATATTTTGATGTTAAGTTACCAGCAAGACCAGAATCATAATTTAATTGATTATTAGAGTTCAAACTGAATGGTAGCAGATCATCTGATAATGAGTGCTTAAGCACATTACAGTAATCACTATTATCTAATAATATAGGTTTAAACATTGTATTCGTCCTTTTAACTTAATCTATTATTGTTTTATAGAAGTTAATGTCCATTGACTGTCTATAAAAGAAAAAACTCCTATTTCATTCGTTGGAGTAGCAAATCCAAGGGGGTTAACATAGTTTACAGTAGATGTTGGAATAACATTACTTCTACGACTGGGAGTATATAATAAATTCAATAACACTTGATTTGAGCTTATGATTTTCCCCGTTGTTGTTATAACAGGCTTGCTCACTGGCTCATAAAATCCTGTTTTTGAATTATATCTACAGAGCAGTTTTGTTCCTTTTGGAGCACAGTATCCTGTTTTATCTTTAATATATATTAATCTCCTATATCCTTGGAGTAAAGGCTCGCTACTATATTCTATGTCATCAAAGAATCCTCTTGTCACATATGTTTCATTAAAGTCTGGTTGTTTTATTAAATCCTCTTCTAATACA